GGATTTACTGGTGGTTCTACTACTGGTGGTGTAATTGGTTCAGTTGGTCTAGTAGGTGTATTTAAATCAGGTGTTTCTGGAACTATTGGAGTAGGTATTACATTAACTGGTGGTTGAACAATAGGTGGAGCAATAGGTGGTACAGGAACAGGTGTCACTTCAGGTGTAGAAGTATTTGGTTTAGATTGATATGCATTCCAGGTATTGGCATTTCCATAGAAGTAATCACAATCTAAGTTTCCATTATAACCGGCTATATGACCATTAGATGTAAATTGCCACATAATATCTCCAACACTTCCCCAACTTGGGTTAGGATCATTGCTTTCTGGCATATTAAAATCATAAATTGGAGTATTGTTATATGTATATGCTGCAACCCATAGTCCATAGTCCCCTGCAATCACGCTAGACCAGTCTAGTTCGCTTACAAGACTAGCAGACATATATATTAGTGGTTTAATGCCTGTTCGAGCTTGTACGTGGTCTAAAAAGGCTTTAGCTTTTGATACATCACTTACTTGTGGATTTCCACCTCTTTCCCAATCTAATACTAGAATTGCATCATTTATATAACCTTGAATATTATCGACAAACCAGTTTGCTTCTGCAATAGGATCATCTCCACCATATCCGTCTGAATAATAGTGATATACTCCTTTAAGTTTTCCTAAATTTTTAGCTTGTTGATAGTTTGTATCACATTTCTCATTTACATATTGTGTTCCACCAGTAGCTTTGATAACTACAAAATCTATACCTAGTCCAGATACATCTATATCTTGTGCCGCACTAATATCTATTCCTTTTAATGACATAATATTCTCCCTTATTTAGTTAGTTTATTAAACAAATCTATAAATTGACTACTCGCAACCCCTAAAATTAATGAAAAAGCTATTACTACAAACCAAATGCGTTGACGCAAAACTGAAAAGGGTTTAATAGTTTCTTTAATGTCATTTATATCAATCTCAGCAACTTCCATTCGTTTATTTAATTTACTAATTTCAATAGAAAAAGGAGCAAGTTCTTCTTTAAGCATTTTCCTTACTTGTTCGTTATATTTAAGTATAGCGTTTTCTACAAGTAATTCTTCTTTTTTTGGAAAAGTTGTCATAATAATATTTTATGTTGTACTCACTAAATAACCATGCATATATGTAGTATTATTATTTTCTGTTGTGTTATTCATTATGCTGCCTCGTAGAATCCTTGTACGCTAAAACTATCAGTAGAAGCCCAAGTAAATGGTACTGTTGAACTAATAACGACATCGTTTAAATAAGTTGAACCTCCCCATATATGTAATTGAATTGTTGTTGCTGATAATAGGACGCCTCCCATACTATAGTACACACCACTACCATGTTCGCAGTTACCGTTAGCACATTCATATTGTGAAAAAGAATCTTTTGCTGTTATTGGTAAAGAAAATGTAATTTGACCTGTTACAGATGATGTTGAACCAAGCGTAACATAAATTTTGTAATATACAGTTTTACCTATTTGAACATATTTGGCAAAAGTTAAAGTACCATTTCCTAAAGTAAAGTTAGTCCATGATGGTGTCCAAGCAGTCCAAGCCCATGAAGAATCAGTTGTCAATTTGGTTAAAGCTACACTATTTGTAGCAATATTATCAGTAGATATATTTCCATTTATTGCATTTACTATAGTTGTTATTGGTGTATTGTAATCAGCAGCATCTATTGTAGTGCCGTCTGATGGTAGTGTTACGCTAATTAAACCCATTATTGTGCTCCTTGACTCATTTGCATTAATAAGTCAGTTAATTGTTGACTATTTGATTGATTGCCTGCAGCACCTGTTGAACTTCCAGGTGTGCCAAACTGTTGCTGTAATGCATTTAATTTAACAACTAATTGTTGATATGAATCACCAATGTGTGGAGTATATTGTTCTAGTAGTTTCTGCTCATTAGGAGTAAATGCAGTACCTGCTCTTGCTCTTGCAATAGTTGCCATTAAGTTTGCAACTGTTGTATTAAACTTAAGAGTTGATGGATCTGCCATATTAATAGCACCTTTAGCTTGTTCTAATTTTCCTAATATGCCAAATGGTCCAGTTTTAACAGCTCCACTTTGTAATTGTTGCATTGCATTTGCAGTAAGTTTTTGTACATCAGATGTAGCTTGTTGTTGTACAGTTAATTTATTAGTTTGTGGACCAAATACTGATTGTAGTGATTGATAGTATTTAATGTAATTTTGAGCATTTTTTGGGTCGCTAGCAATATCATAAAGAAGATTTTGTTTAGGATATAATGGATTTTCAGAAGATTGCTGTGCATTTTGTCCAGTCATATCTATACCAGTTTGACCCATATTTGTTTGATCAGTTGGTCCAACTGCCTGCTGAGCACCACCATAAGCACCTGCAAGTCCTTGACGAACAATTCCACCTTTTATTGCTTTACCAATAATAGGTTGTGGTGTAGCCATAGCACCCTGTAATGCTCCACCAATGTTTGATGGTTTTAGGTTTGCCATTGTGCCAGTTCGACCTGCACCACCTTGCATAACATTTTCTAAAAATGAATTAGGTTTAGGCATAAATGTATTTGCATTAGTTTGAGCAACTGCTTCGTTACCTATACCTTGCATTTTTGAACCAATTACGGCTTTTCCTCTTTGTATTAAACTTCCACCAACTTTATTTCCTAAAATAGGTACTTGAGCACCGGGTGGATTTTTCGCAGCTTTAGCAACTAATGGATTAGCATCTGCAGCTTTATTATAATCTGCAAACTGTGTTTTTAATTCAGGGTGAGCAGTTGTAAGTTGCGTATTTATAGCCTGTCGTGCTTCAGTGCCAAGAGCATTGTTATTTGCCATTGCTGCATCTGGATTTGCGTTAGAGTTTACCAATTTTTTATCTATGTTTTTTCTAACTGCCCATAAATCTTGAGTAGTTTTAGCACCATTAACATCTTTAAGTATATTTTGAGCAGTAGTATTAGTTTCCCAATTAATACCGTAAACAGTTTTAAATCTTGTAGTTAAATCACTTATAAGTGCTTTTTTATCAAAATTAGTAGCATTGTTAGCAACTGTATCAGAAATTTGTGTGCCAAGATTTTTCTTAAATGGTTCTAATAGATTCTGTGCAACTGAAGCATTTGCTGTAGTAGGTACTCCAACTTTATTTACTAAGAAATTTTGTAATTGTCCAGCTTTAGCAAACCCAAGTGGTTGTCCAGATACTGAAATGCTAGGGTGTAATCCCCATGCTTGTCCAAGTAAATTTATACCTTCACGAGTTGTTGCAGGACTTGCAACTGCTTTACCGGCTGCTCCAGCTAATAGTTTACTAGTAGTTACGCCAGTTACTTTACCTAATGCTCGTAGTGGTCCATAACCAAATAATGCATTCATTCCAGCTTCTTGACCTACTTGTCCAAGATTAAGGTTTTCACCATGTGCTTTTTGTTCTAAAGCCTTACCAACTCCACCTAATAAAGCTCCACCGGCTGCAGCTCCGACTGGACCACCAAGAATACCACCACCAACCATACCAGCAGTTCCAAGTATTTCAGATATCCATGCTCTAGGGTCTAAACCTTGATGTTGTGGTTGTTGTGGTTGTTGGGTAGGTAAAACATAACTTCCTGTATTAGCAAGATGTGATGATACCTGTTGATTTATCTGTTCTAGTGGATTAGCCATATTATTATCCTATATCCTTATACTGTTAGGGTTAATACCAAGTGCTCGTAATGCTGGAACATCAGCTTTATTAACATATGTAAAGTTATTAGCAACATATTTAAGAGCTATCTGAGCGTTTTTATCACCAGAATCTGCCATTGGTTTAAGAATCTCTCTTGAAAAAACACCTCTATCGCCTTTTCCAATACTCTGAGCATATTTAAGCATACTAATAGGATTATTATTTGCATCATAGAATCTATATCCTTGAGCAGTTTGTTCATTTCTTGGGTGTGATACTTGTTGTGGTTGTTGTGGTTGTTGGGTAGAAGTTTGTCCACTACCTCCTAATAATGCAGTCAAATCACCAATAGTTGGTGCATAACCTCCACTACCACCATTGCTTCCACTACTACCAGCACTTGTCATAGATGCGTCTAATTGTTTTTGTTTCATATCATTATTAATTTCATTCTGTTGAATGTTTTGAGCAGAGTTATATCTGTCAAGATTTAATTTATTAAGAGCATCTTGTAGTGTTAAGTAATTTTGCTGTCCTTGGTTTCTTGCTTGAAGAACTGCGGGAGCATAGACTGTAGAGGCATAATTAGCTTGTTCGCCGAGTGGTATACCTGAAAAACCTATACCACGCTGTTGAGCACCGGTTAAGATATTTTGATATGCCTTTGTCTGAGCAGCATCAGCAGCAGATATGTTTGCATTAGTTTGACCAGGAATTAAATCCATCTGCGACTGAATATTTTGTGCAGATGGATTGTATACATTTCCGAGTTCTAATAGTATTTGGTCTAGTGTTCTTGCCATGGCTTTACTTGACCCGCCTTGTTAAGTTTATTATATCATAAGTCATAGTAATTAAACTTTGATTATATAGTTAAAAATTGCATATGGTTGCATAGTATTATGTGCTCCACCACCTGTAACAGGAGTTGTTCCATTATACATACTTTTTGTCATATAATTACCAGCACTACCAATTGTAGTAGAAGTAGCATCATAAGCAAAAGTGCTTATACTAGTATATCCTCCTTGTGGACCTATTTGGTCATCACCACCAAATGCATGATTATGAGTTGGTATTTCATCAATAGATAATGTATGATTTTGTTCACCAGAAGATTGTCCTAATGTATTCCAAGTATTTAATCTTACAGAACCTGTATCTTGTCCAACTGCTACTCTTCCACGCATATCAGGCAAGTTAAATGTAGTTGAACCATCACCTGTTCCGTATAAAGTTCCTACTACACCAAATAAATTAGCAAATTGTGTTCTTGATATTGCAGTTCCATCACAAAGTAACCAACCTCTTGGTGCAGTAGTTCCACCATACATTGTCATTACACCTGAAGGATTAAATGCACCATTATCTTGTCTATTTGCAAGACTTCTTAATGAGTTATTAATAACTCCATAATTTTGACCTAAATCGTTATTAGTATTAAGACCAGTAAATGGCATTATCTAATCCTTCGTGTTTGAACGACCATTGTATGACCTAAGAATTTATGCGGTTGTCTTGCTGCGTAATTCTTATATCGTAATGCTATTCGTCTATATTCTCCCGGAACATAAATATATGATTGTAATTCTGAAGTTGTACCATATTGAGCACCAGCACCAAATATTACACCTGTACCATATTTGACACCAACACCTTGAGTATTTTGATCTATAACTGTTGTCCAGTTATCACGCAAATCATACGCATATTGACACGTAATTGTATAAGAATCTGATTGTGCTTGGAATCTTGGTTCCCAATATCTAATTTCTTTAAGGACCGCTGGAGATGCAAAACTCATATAGTTTGTACTAAGTTCAAATTCTATTATTCCACCTAAGTTTGAATAATCATTTGTGGTTAATTCTTGCCAAAATACTTTACCAACAAGTGATGATCCTACAAGTAAAACATATCCATCATTGAAAGCTGCAAATGAACGTGCAACATATGCTTTTGTATCTTTACTTTCTACAGTAGTTCCAGCTGCAGAAAAGTTTAGATTCCATACATAGCATTCATCGGGTGTAGTTGCATTTGCTGAACGATACCATAAATATAAACGGCCACTATTAATTTCAACTACACAATCGGCTTTGTTCTGTAAATCAATAATTTCCTGATAAATATTGCTACTAAGCAATTCAGCCTGCGAACCATTTGAACGATACATACCATCGTTTGATAGATAATACATATAGTTTTTATCAATAGCAGTTGTTTCTTGTGTAAATGTTCCATGATGATCAGGAGCTGATGATAAATAAAAATCTGTTCTATCTGAACCGCTAAGAATGTATCTATTATTGTTTGTATTTATATATAGATATCCATTAAGTGATGCAAAAGATGCAACTGGATCGCCTGTTTTTGGTGCCGGAATATATATAAAGTCTGTTGATGTAAATGTTTCATATAGTCCAAAGTTTGAAAATACAATTTTATTAGGGTCAAGTGATGTTACTAAGAAAATCATACCTTTGTGCTGACAAATGTGAGTATAGTTAGTTGCACTTACTTGTGATTCTGTAGTGAAATCCCATTTTCTATAACCATCATATCCATTAACGTAATAAACAACATCATTAACTATAGTAAATCGATATTTAGTTGCTGAAGCATTTAATCCAGTTTTAATTGCAGTTAATGCTCCAGTAGAGTTATTAACTGTATATAGTGAAGTACCATGAACAAATAATGTTACTTTAGTTCCATCAGTTTTATATGCTCTAAATAATCCTTTCACTGCTCCTGCAGTTGCATAATATTCTTTGAAATTTATTGCATAAGATGTAGTTGAGTATGAAAAACCTAGATCAGTAGATATAAAAGCAGTTGTTGCAGAAGTTGTTGTTGATAGATAATATGAACCAGAACTCACATCTTGCGTATAAAGCACTATAAAGTAATCAGTAGAAATAGTTACGCTTGGAGCTTCTACAAAATAAAATGTTTGATAACTTAATGTTGCACTTGGAGTTGAAGCAGCAATAGATGATGTTGCAAGCAAAGCACTCGGTACTCCACCAACAGCAGACCATATTTCAGCCATAACTACACCAGAAGCACTAGTATCATTTTTAATATTGACATCTATTTTAGTTAATCGTGCAGTTGCACCAGATGTAAACTTCTGTGCTATACGAGTTGCATTATTAATACCTATTGTACTTGCACCAGTAACAGCAGTAATTGCTGCGTCTTGAGTTTCACCTACAGCTGCTGAATGAAAATCAAAACCTTTTCTAGTACTATATTCACCAAATGTAGTTATTCGAGCGTTCTTTGACACTCTCCACTCATTAGACCCACCATTTGTAAGCGGAAACTTATCATTACCAACGAATGAGTTATAACCCTTTGAGTAATCATTTATCTCAAATGTAGTTTGATGTGCAGAAGGACCTGAAATCCTCTTAGAAATTCGTTTTGCCCACGGCATTTTTGTTTATCCTCATTTGAATTGCTTTACCTGTTTGTGGAACTGAATATTTAACTACAAGTTTTTGTAATAATTCATCATATTTATTTTGTAATATTGCCGCTTGATCGTAGTTATCTTTTACTTGCAAGCATCTATATGCTGCACCGACTACCAAAACTTCCTTAAATTCAGAAGGTATTGATGGAACATCAGTTGTATTTGCAAGTTCTGTAGGTTTACTCCAATATCGCAATTTAATTGTAAATGCCCGTGTAGGAGCTGGAAATACTTTAATTACATTGTCATAGATGTACCAATATTGAGGAATAGATGGTGGATAAGTAGTTATGTTATCTGAGCTAGGGTATATTTCATTTAATCGTTCATAACTAATATATTCGAGTAGTGTTTCAAATGCAGTAGTAGTGATAGATATATCAACAGCTTGAACATAATCTGTTGGTAAAGTCGATCCATTAGTTATATCAGCTACATTTGTAACTAAAGTGTAATTAGCAAATGTTTGCATAAATGGCAAACGATACTCGTTAAATATATCGTTTTGAGTATCATTAATATAGTTGGTAATTTCATTAGAACTATATCCAGTATCTCGGATTCGTTGTTGTACTCTTGAAATTAAATCAGATAATTGATAAGCCATTGAATTCCTATCTGCCCTGTTGCTTGTATTATATCATTTTTTAAGTAATATTTAACTATCCAACACCCAGCATTGTAAGATTACTTCCACTAGGTATTACACCAAGTTCTAATACTGTAAGTCCACCATTGTTAGAGTTATTGTAAGTTACTTGGGCTTGATTACCTAAAATTCCTAAAGCAGCAGGATATTTATAATCAATTCCGACAGGTCGTGAGTTGCTGTTTGAGAATTGTAATTGAGTAAAGTTTACTAAGTCAGCTGACCAGTTACCAGATTCACTTGTTGCACCAAAGTGTGAGGTTGCATAAAATAAAAAGTTTGACGGCTTAACTGCAGTTGGTATTGAAGCAGTAGCACTAGTAGATGCACTAGAAGAACCATTACCTGATTGTATTACAGGGTTTCCAGAAATAAGTCCAGATATAACCGCACAAGCACCAGAGCCTGCACCAGTAATAGTATAGCTAAGGGTAGCAGAAGTAACTCCAGCAGGAACATTATAACCAAGCATAGTCCAAACAGTTGGTGCAACACCTACGTTGTTTCCTGGAATAGACCAAGTTGTCGTGCTAC